TGTTCGTAACAGCGCCGGTAACTACACTATCACCCTATCTGACAAATACAATGATTTACTTCAAGTTGTACAAAGCATTGAATTGGCTTCTGGTGCACCTTCTGCCGTAGCAATGGTTGTTCGTTCACAAGACGTAGACGCTGCTAAAACAATTGTTGTTCAATTTGTTGACGCTGCCGGTGCGGCCATTGAACTTGACGACACTTCTGTATTGCGTTTAAAACTTGACCTTAAAAACTCTAGCGTAGTTCGTTAAGAGGCATAAAATGTTTATGTCAGATAAGAAAAAACCAGCAGCGCTAATTATTGCAAAAATGCGCTCTGGTAAAGAATCTATGCCTGAAAAGGCTGAACAAAACGAAATGGGCGACGAAGTTGACAATATGGGCATTGAGTCTGCTGCTGAAGAATTATTAGCAGCAATTGAAGCAAAAAGCCCAAAAGCCATTGTAGAGGCAATGAAATCTATGATGGAAATGATGGACTCTGAAGAAGAAATGCCTGAAGAGGCATAATTTTAGCTAATTATTGCTAAAATTTTGGAGGCACATTGGTCACTCTAGCCGAGCTTAAAGAACAGGCACGTCAACGCTCCGATATGGAAAATTCGGAGTTTGTTTCTGATGCTGAACTTACTCAATACATTAACTCTTCGTTAGCCGAATTGCATGACTTGCTTATTGCAGCATACAACGAAGAATATGTCATGGAAGACTATATTTTTTCAGCAACAGATGCCATAGACTATGATTTGCCCGAAGATTTTTATAAACTTCGTGGAGTTGATTTGCGGACTGGACCTGATGGTCAGTGGTCTACTGTTAAGCGTTTTAATTTTAACAGAAGAAACGAGCAACAAAACGCCTTCACTTGGAACCTGCTAGGCCTACCCTACATGGAGTACAGACTAGTAGGTAGTAAAATTCGTTTTAATAGAACTCCTGACACCAATATGGAGTTTCGTTTGTTCTATTATCCTAAAGCAGTCAAGCTTATTGAAAACTCAGACAACTATGATGACGTTAATCAATTTAGCGAATATGTTGTGATTGACGCTGCTATTAAAATGATGCAAAAAGAAGAGTCTGACGTATCAGTACTTTTAGCACAAAAAGAAGCTATGAGACAACGAATTATTGCAATGGCTGCAAACAGAGACGCAAACGAGCCCGCAAGCGTTACCGATATTTACGCAGAAGACACTGAAATTACTTTAGTGGGCAGGTACTAGTGTGCCTGGCATCAAAGACTTTAAAAAAGTAGCTGGTGCCACAGAAGAGGTTGCAAAACTTCAAGAACGACTTCAAGAGTTTTTTGTACCTCTAACCACTTCTGCAATTATTGACGGCATACTTTTGCGTAACATTGTTTTAAGCACAAGTGTAACACAAGTGGAACACCGTCTTAACAGAGTTGCGCAAGGTTGGATTGTTGTAAGAAAAAACGCAAACGTAGATGTTTGGCAACCAAGTGCAAATTTGCCAAATGTGTTTGTAGAATTGCAAGCCACAGGTAACGTAACTGTTGACCTTTGGGTTTTTTAAGTTTTTGCGGACAAACCGCAGTATAGGAAAAAAGTATGGCCATAACTCCTTTTATGAATCTTGACCTACCTACAGTTTCTGTAACGTTAGGGCCTGAGTGGGCAACCGCACTAAACGATGCCTTAGAAGTAATCGATAGCCACGACCACTCAAGCGATAAAGGCGTTAAAGTACCTACGGCTGGTTTAGATATAAACGAAGACTTAGATTTTAACAACGTACGGCTGTTTGGACTTAAAGCTGCAAAACTTCAAGAACAAATGGTTTCATTAACTGGTGCTTCTAACGTTTTAAGTCTTTTTAGTTTAGGCGGCAACCTATATTTTACTAGTGGCGCTGGCGTTGCAGTACAAATAACTAACGGCAACAACATTGTTGCGCCCATAACTTCTTTGCAATTAATTGATTACACTCCAGTTGCTACAAACAGAATTATTGACCCAGCTTCTAACGAAGTACTTTTAGCCGTAGACACAACTGCTGCTCGCTCTATAACTTTGCCCTCTGCTGCGGCTGTAACTACTGGTCGCGTTTACATGATTAAAGATGTAAGTGGATTAAGTGAAACTAATAACATAACTGTGTTACCTAACGGCGCAGACACAATTGATGGAGCAGCCAGTCAGACTGTTAGAAGCAATTTTGCAAATGTTTTTTATGTAACTGACGGCATTAACAAGTGGTATACCATATAATATATGTTAAACAAAACACTTATCCCGTTAGCATTTGGCCAAGGCCTAGATACTAAACGGGACAAAAAACAACAAATTTTTGGCAAGCTTCGTAAGGCTGAAAATGTTGTATTTGAAACCCTAGAAAGTGCCCGCAAGCGTAACGGCTATGACAAGGTTTTGTTACAAACTATTAATGGAGTTGACGTAGACAGTGTTGAATTTTTAGCTCGATTTAAAAACGAGTTGTTGCTGTTTGACCAATCAAAACTTTATGCCTATAGTGAAGCATTGCAGGCTCTACAAGAACGTGGACCCGCATATTCAGTTTTTCCTACTAGTTTCCCTGCTGTGCAAAACTCTTATGACAATTCAGACGTACAGTTTTTACTGGTTGATAATCTTAAAATTTTTGCCTACAGAGTTGCTGACACTAACGAAATTCGCTACACAGTCCAAGACGTTATTACGCAAACTAAGATTGTTTCTGACGCGCTAGTTTCTAGCAGTGCTAGAGCGCCTAGACTTGCAAACATTGGTACTAAAATCTTTATATTTTACGGCACTAGCACAAACTTAACCTTTAAAACTTTTTTAACTACAAACCCCACAGTTCTTAGTACTGCTACAATTGTTGATACAGATTTTGTTGCAGACGGAACTATTGACGTTACAACAGGCATAAACGGGATAGTTGTAGCTTATCGCACTACTACGGTTGGCTCAAGGCTTAAATTGCAATTAATTGATTCTAACGGTTTAATTCAAGGTAACCTAATACTAACTGGACAAGATTGTGACCGTGGGCTGGACTTGTTTATTGACTCTAACAATTTTTTAGTGGCTTCTTTTGCAACCGAAAACAACGTAAAGTATGCAGTACTTGGCTCTAATTTAGCTGGTACAGTTTTAGCACCAACCACTATAGCAACTGCAGAAGCTGAAGACGAAGTTAGTGTTACTGGCGTACAATTAACAAATGGCAATTACCAGTTTTTTATAAGCTATGTTACGCCTACCGTTGCGGAACGCCCTGCAAATAATTTAATTAGAACCGTGGTTGCAAACCTAACTGGCACAATTATTAATGCCTTAAGCACTGTTAAAAAGTCTGTTATTGCAGCCTCTAAACCGTTTATTATTAATAACATTGTCCACCTGCTTGCCTTTTACAATAGTGCAATTCAATCTACATATTTTCTAATTGACTCTACAGGCGTTGTATTGGCAAAAATTGCTCCATCACTTGGGCCAAGCGACATTTCTGCATTATTGCCTCAAGTACCTCTACTGTCTGCCAATAAGGTTTTAGTGGCCAGCACATACCGCAGTAGTTTTACTGCACAAAATGGTGAATTTAAAAGTTTAGATGGTGTTCTGAACACTGAAATTGATTTTGCATCTATTCAAAAATATAGTAATGCTGGTTTAGGTAATAATTTACTAATAGCTGGCGGCGTTGTGCAGGCCTACGACGGCCAAACAATATCTGAGTCAAACTTTAACGTGTTTCCTGAAAAGCCAAGTCTTATTGGACTGTCTGCTGGCGCAATTCCTGCTGGCAACTACGGGTATGTTGCCGTTTACAGATGGACAGACGCCCAAGGTCAAGAACACCGCAGCAGTCCATCAGAAAATTTAGAAGTAGTGGTGCCTGTAGGGCCTGACCAACAAGTAGATGTTCGAGTTAATGCTTTGTATTTAACAAACAAAGAAAATGTTATTATCGAACTATATAGGACTGAAAACGCAGGTACAATTTATTACCTAACCTCTAGTATTACTAGAAACGCAGACGCCTTAGCAAACGGTTTTATAGGTATTAATGACAATAAAACTGACCTTGAGTTAATTTCTGGCAGACTTCTTTATACTACTGGCGGAGTGCTGGAAAACATTGCTCCTCCTGCTGCTAAAATTGTAGCTACTCACACTGCCTCTCAACGCATATTTTTAGCTGGGCTTGAAAACCCTAACGAACTACAATACAGCAAAATAACGGCTGCAAACGGTGCTGTAGAGTTTAATGACGCTTTACGCATTGCCGTAGACCCAGTAGGTGGTCCTATAACTGCTTTGGCGGCAATGGACGAAAAACTGGTAATTTTTGAGCAAGACGCCACATTTTTTATGTCGGGTACGGGGCCAAACAACGTAGGCCAACAAGACACTTTTACCACTCCTGAACGCATTAGTATTGATATTGGATGTATTGAGCCTAGGTCTGTGGTTTTAGTACCACAAGGACTAATGTTTAAAAGTCGTAAAGGAATTTATTTACTTTCTCGTGCACTTGCGCTAGAATATGTAGGTGCACCCGTAGAGGCTTTTAATAGCCTTACAATTTCTTCGGCTAAAGTTGTTGCTGAGTTAAACCAAGTTAGATTTACAACAGTTAACGGCGATTGTTTGGTTTATAACTACGTATATGGGTTTTGGGGTACGTTTACAAACCACCGTGCTTTAAGCGCCGAAGTACTGGGCAACGACTATTATTACATTAGAGCTAATAACGAATTGTTTAAAGAAAATAGACAAAGTTTTAGCGACCATGGCGTGCCTATAAAAATGCGCATAGAGCTTGGTTGGATTTCGTTTAACATACTTCAAGGATTTTCTAGGCTTTATAAAATGTTAGTGCTTGGCGATTGGAAGTCAAATCATAATTTACTGGTAAAAGTTGGCTATGATTTTAATGAAGCTTGGACCCAACAGGTGCTTATTGAGCCTGAACAAGGCGAATTTGTCAGCACGAGCTATGGTGATGACAGTCCTTATGGGTCTGGCACACCTTATGGTGGCCTAACTACTCCCTATCAGCCGCGTGTTAATTTTAAACAACAAAAGTGCCAAAGTGTTAAACTATTAATAGAAGACCAACAGGACGTGCCTGGCGAAGGCTTTAACATAAGCCAAATAACTTTTGAAGTTGGCGGCAAATCTGGACTATTTAAGCAAGCAAAAGGCAAAAAATATGCAACAAAATAGTTTAAATCTTTTTGAACAGTATTTGCTTGAACGGGAAAACGCAGAACTTATTACGCACGAACACGGTTTTGGCATATATAAAGAACTAGATGCCGATATAGCTTATTTGCAAGACGTATTTGTAGAGCCTGCTTACAGACGACAAGGTGTTGGGCGCAGTATTGTTTTAGAGGCAGTAAAAAAAGCTAAAAACACTAATAAATCTACATTAGTAACTAGTACCGACACAGCGTCAAACAACCCAACAGAGTCGGCCTTAAGCATATTAAAAGTAGGATTTAAACTTTTAAAACTTGAAAACACTGTTATTTGGTACAGTATGAGGATATAATGGGTAAAAAAATAAAAGCCCCTAAAATTAAAATTGACAACAAAACCTTTGGCAACGTATTAAAAAATACTGGTATTGCTGCTGTTGGTAATGCTATTGGAAGTTTATTTAAAGGCGGAGGCGGAGGACCTAAACAAGGTGAAGACGGTTTGGCAGAATTACGTCAAAAGTCCGCAGAATATGAAAAACAGTTGGCAGAGGGACGAATTGCTAATTTAGCTGCAAACAAAGAATTAACTGAGCAACTGCAACAACAAGCTAGGGGGGTTGGACCTTTAGCTGGTGCACAACTTAGAGCGGCTCAAAACCGAAACCTAGCTCAAACACTGGCAGCTGCTCAAAGTGGACCACAGTCTGCCTTGTCAGCAAGAAATCTTATACAAGCTCGCGGGGCTGCATCACGTGACTTAGCAGAACTTGGACTTCAAGAACGACTTCAGTCTCAACAAGCTTTAGGCGGGCAAATTGCAAATCAAGCAAACATTCTACGAGGTGACGTTGCTGCCGGTTACGATATTGGTTCAGACCCGGCAAAAGAACGCATTGGCATGCAGCGTGATAAATTTGCTGCTGACGTACAACGAAATATTGCTAACAAACAATTTCAAGGACAAATTTTAGGCGGACTTGTAAGCGGTGGCGCGGCAGGATTGGCCAGTTCTGATGAAGGAGTAAAAATGCCTCCTAGAAAAAGCTCAACACGTTCTTTAGGTTTTACTCCTCAACAAGTTGAAAAATCAGAAGTTGCTGAATCTGTAAGTAGTTTAGCAAAAGCAATTGCATCGCCAAAGAAAAAAGAAGAAGGCGCACCTGTAATTGCTGAGCAAAAAATGTCAAACAGTGCTGACGATTATGGTTTAAGTGACGAAACTGCAAAAATGTCAAAAGAAAAATCTAAACTTCCTTCTGCCTCTAAAGAAGTTAATAGTTTTTTAGACCAATTATCTGCTCGCAAATATGAATATAAAAACCCATCAGCACCTGGCGCTGCAGAAGGTGAAAAAGTTGGAATAATTGCTCAAGATTTAGAAAAAAGCACTTTAGGAAAAACTTTAGTTAAAGACACTCCAAATGGTAAAATGGTTGATACTGTGCAAGGCTATGGAGCAATATTAGCTGCACAAGCAGAATTAAACAGACGTATGAAAAAACTTGAAAAGAAAAAGGCATAATTATGGCTGAAGATTCACGCAGTATTATTCAAAAAGCTTTAGATAAAATTAGAGGCGTAGAGCCGGTTGTCACACCAGAACCTGTGCTGCCTGAACTGCCAACACCTACTACTACCATGCCTACTCCATCTACTGCTATGCCTGCTCCACTAGAGCAAAACAATATACCGCCGTTATTGCGCGAACCAGTTGCACCGGTAATTGCGCCAAAACCTGCTCAAACTTTAGGAGCAGCTTTAGTACCTCCTGTTCAAGAAATGCAAGTACCTTCACAAGCTGCGGCTCCGCTTGACATACCTGTTACTGGAACACAAATGCAAACGCCACCAATGCCAGAACAGCCAATAGAAGCTCCACCTGGACAAATGGGTTTAAATGAGCCTAGTAACGAACAAGTGCAGGCAGCAATTGGTGATGCTTTGTCAGTGCCTGCAGCAGAACCTGCTCCAACACCTGTTGCTGCTCCTCGTAAACCTACGGCATTAGAAACTGAAACAATTCGTGCCAGCAATATGCAGCAAGAAATTCTTGACCAAATTAAAACGCTAGACGATAATTTTAAAAAAACTTTAGAGGCTGAAAAAACAGCTGATAGTAGTCTACGCAATCGTCTTATTACTGGACTTGCTGTTGCGTTAGGTGCTGTTGGTCAATCTTTAACAGGCGCTAGAAGCAATGTTGCCCTTGATATTATTAATCAAGAAGTAGAACAGCGGGCATTAAGAAATAAATTAAATCAACAAGAACGTGAAAGTTTAAGAAAAGCTTTAATTGACCAAGGTCAAATTGAAATTGCTAAACTTGCAAACCAAACACAAAATGAATACCGCAAAGGAATGTTAAAATTACAACAGGACCAGCTAGAAATTGAAAAACAAAACGCGCTCCAAAAACAAGCTGCATTAGCAATGAATAATCAACAATCGGCCAGCAAATGGAGTGGACTAGCTTTAACACCCGAGCAAGAAGCAACACTATCTGCGGGTGAACGTCAACATTTAGTTGTGTTGCCTGGTAACAAAAAAGTGTTGGCACAAACAAAAGACCAAGCTAAACAGCTTTTTAATGATACCCGAGAAGTTACCAATGCTTTGGATGCTGTAAATCAAATGATAAAAATTGGTAAAAAAGGCAATAAATTTGCGTTTTTTACTGAAGACAAAGCTCGACTACAGCCTTTAACTGGGGCAATTGTTGGCGCCTTACGCATTCCTTATCAAGGTCCTGGCCCATTAACAGACACAGAACGAAACAATTTATTAGCAATGCTTGGTAGACCGCTTGATGTTTTTACTATTAAAAGTTTAGAACTCGCAAAGTTAAATCAAATTAAACACGATTTACAAACTAAACTTGAACGTAGTGCTGAAGCTGCTGGTGTTAGAGAAAAAGTTTTGCCTGATAATAAATACATTGTGCCTGGCCAAAAAAGACCAGTTACAGAAACTGAATTATTGCAAAAATATCAGCAAAAATATCCAAATGCAACCCCAGAAGATTTGTTAATTTCTATTCGTCGTAACCTTGTAAGCGAATAATTAAAGAAGGTTTTAATGGTTGACTCAAATTTACCGGACTTGCCGGACTTAGTTGCTGAAACGTCAGCCGGCAATGATTTGCCTGATTTGCCCATACTTACTCCTCAGCAACAAGAAGAACAAGCTAGATTGGCAGAAACATATGGTAACAGACCTTTAGAGGCAGCCGCCACAGGACTAGCTTCTGGTGCTACGTTTGGTTTATCGGACGTTGCTTTACAAAAAGCAGGAGTATCGCCAGAACGGTTAAGAGAAGTTAGGCAACAAAATCCTATTGTTTCTACTGGTGCTGAAATTGTTGGGGCAGTTGCTCCAGCTTTATTTTCTGGCGGTGCTGGGCTTATTGGCACTGCAGCCAGACTAACTCCTGCGGCTCAAGCAGCAAGACTTGGCAGTGCAGTGGCTAAGGGCTCTAAGCTGGGCACAGGTGCGTTAGCAGCTGGTGCTGCTGCAGGTTTAGGTGCGGCAACTGAAGGCGCCCTATACGGGGCTGGTAGAGCACTTAGTGACGACGCTTTAGAGCGCAAAGAATTATCTGCAGAATCTTTAATAGACAGTGTTGGTAGTGGAGCATTAATTGGTGGTGCGTTTGGCGGAGCCGTGGGTACTGCGTTTGCTGCAGCCCCAAAAGCGACAAACTACATTGGCAGCAAAGTGCCTCAAGGTCTAAAAAACCTAGGCAGTACCGCTAAAGAAAACATTAAAGAAGCGACTAAAAGTTTTCTCGACCCTTTTGAAAGTTCAATTTCATTAGTTGCTAATTCTTCACCTGCAAAACTTAACTTAAAATCAGCCTTAGCTGGCAAAGAAGATGAGTTTGTTGATTTTTTACGTAATGATGTAGAACTTAATGCCCTAAGCACTCCCAACACTTTGTTTAATAAAGTTACAAAAATAAAACAAGAAGCTGGTGAAACCATTGGAGCCCTAAGCCAACAGCTTGACGAAGTTATTACTGCTGGTAATTTGCCAATTAGACGTTCTACTGCCTATCAACCGTTAATTGACCGTACACGTGAGTTTATTGCTAAAGCTGAGTCTGTAAAAGGATTTAAAAACGAAGAGGCAAACCTTGCAAAAAAGTATTTAAAAGATTTGGTAAAACTTGGTTCTGATGAAACTCCATTTAGTTTTAAACAATATGACGATGTTAGAAAAACTTTAGCTAAAAAGGCATTTGGCAAAGACGGCCAACCTCTTAACAACTTTAAAGCAGAATTATCTGAACCTTTGCGTAGAATTGCTAGAGAAACTATCGACACATTTGCGAATGCTGCAGATAATTTAGTGCCAGGTATTGGTTCTGAATTAAAAAATGCCAACAAACTATATCATTTTTCTTCTCTTATTGACGACTCTTTAGAACGCAAAGCAGAAAAAACATTTCAAGTTGGACTACTGGACTTTGTCTCTGCAGGACTTACTGGGGTACCGGTTCAACTATCAACTAGACTGCTAGGCAATGCTGCACGCACTGCTACGGTTTTAACTGAC